ATGATTTGTTAAGATTAAATTCTTAACTGCATTAATAATCGCATATTCATTCTTATGCGTATTGATGTCTTTCTTAACTGGATGAATAGTGAAATTCAAATCCAAATCTTTGAAAGCCCTTGCGTTATCTATATCTACTGTAGCCATGTTCTATTTATTCTACCTCGGAAGCGGAATTAACATCCGAGCAATCTGTTCCGCCGGTTCTTGTATCACCGGGACATGAGAAGTCCGTTCTGCCAGATTGTCTTCTTTCATAGAAGTTACCGCCAATCCAACGATGATAGTTGCCATTATGTCTTATATTAGAATCACCTTTAATAGTTTCAGTTTTACTGCCCACACTTGCGTTAAATGCACCGCCTACGGTAAGATTGAAATCACCGGCAACTTTCCAATTTACATTACCGTCCACATACAAATTAACATTACCTTGAACATAAACTGAATCGTTACCAACAATCACACTAAACTTGTCTTTTTGGATGCGTTCAGCACGGTCTCCAGCAGGTCCCCATTCAACATATGAACCTGACCGATGGTACAAGTGTATTCTTTCATTGTCTTTCGTGTCATCAAACTCTAGGGCGTGTCCTGATTCACTCTCATATACATTATTATATGGGTAAGTGGCATTGTAATATGGCTCTGGTTCTACCCGTGAGGCTTTCTTTGCCTTTTTTTGTGATACAATAGAATCATCTATGGTTTCGTTTCTTGCCAAGCGTGAAGTTGTTGGTTCGTCAAGTTTTCTTGGGTAAACCGTTTGTGTTTCATTTGGTTTAACTGGCGCTGAAGTGAGAGCTTCGCCTGTTCTTGGGTCTGAATAAGCTTCTTGCGGATTACCCGCTTTCAATGGGATACTTGGAAACACTCCAATGATAACAGGTTCTTGTGCGTTCTCACCATCAACAAAGAATCCAAAAACCATATCACCTTCTTTTGGTGCATACGGATGAGGATTATTTACAGGAAGACTAGGCATAGCCCATGGTAGATTTTCAGTCGGTAGTTGCATTTTATTATCTGCATGCCAACCCATACATCTTACACGACAACGGCCAAGTTTTAATGGGTCTTGTCTATCTTCAACCACACCGACCCACCAAATGAATCCGTTTTTACCAGCAAAATCTTTTGTATCTTCGTTATATTGCATATTAATATTCTAACATCGCTCTTGTTTGTAATGGGTTATCAGCAGGAATGAAATCGTTACTATTGGAACTTGAAGCTACTTCAATTATTGTTTCGTGTTTATCAAAACCAATAATGTGCCTTGAAGCTACAATCACATATTTACCACTTAAACTCTTGTCTTCGTTTGTGTCGCCTTTTTCTTTTAATCCAAATGTTGGTGCAGTTAAGTTAATATTGAAGCCTGAAGTTAATTGAAAATTACCAGGCATAACAAGTTTCACTCTTTTAGCCATAAGGTTAGTCAATATAGCTTTTCTTTGAAATATAAAGTTTTCTTGTGATTCTACTTTACTTAATGAAGTTGGGTCAGATTGTTTAATATAATTACTTAATTGACGAGCTGCACCAAATAAACTAACAACTTTTTTAGAATCAAATGCTTCAACATTCTTTTGACCATCACGATTTTGCATTGTCGTTATATTCGGATTATCATTACCGTGTTTCATATTTAAGAAGTGGTCACCATAACTAATATTCTTTTTTTCAAATGTTCGTGTCATCGGGTCAAAGCCCATAAACTTACCTGCATTAACACCACTTCTTGTTTTTTCAATAGAATCGTTTTGTGCAATCACCTCAAGATGACGAGCTGAACTAATTTCTTCTAAAGATGTTTTATTAGATTGGTTCTTTGGTTCAAATTTAACATCTAATATATCATCCTGTGTTAGAAGCGTTGATAATGAAACAAAATTATATCCAACTAGGTTCTGAAAGAAAACATAGTTAGGTGAATTTTGTTTATCTAATGCTCTTTTGGCGCACCATTCAATAGCATCTAACGGTCTTAAATTTGGTATAACAACATTACGAACACCACTTGTTGGTTCATATAAACCGCCAATATTATTTTGTGGCACTTTCAAATAATTAAATAGTATCTTTTCAACAATCTGCGAATATGTTAAATCAAAGTTTTGATTAACTCTTTGTTGGTCTGAAAACATGAGTTCGTCAGAAACAAAATGTAGAATAAAGGTTTCACTATTTTGATTTTCATTTTTACGGTCAGATTGTTTATAAACACGAAATGCTTTACGAAACTTACCAATATCAGAATTCTCATCTTTTGATACATCAATCAGCAATGATTCTGAGCCATCAAACAAGAGTTTACCTGAAAGGCCATTTGAATCACGAATAAGAATATTACCAGACATTACTGGTAAAAACATTGAATCGTAAATATTCAGTTCTTCAAATATCTTTTGAATGTCAACAGGACCAGCTTTAGTCACTAAAGTTAATTCATGTATGAAAAACTGTGTGGACTTTTTGACTTTTAAGTCACTCATAATTTAATAACTCGTTTGAATTCTTTTTCTACTTCTGGAACAAATTCTGTTTTTAATAATTTAATTTCTCGTTTAGATTCATTCACTTCTACTTCATAATCATAATAGGTTTGTTTTTCTTTTGAAATAGTTTCAGTAACGGTTGCACCACTATCTAAAGTATAAGATGTTGATGAGGCTGCAACATTCGCATAAGTGTTAGCATCTACTTGAAACCTCTCTTCAATTTGTGTGCTATCAGATGCTGTTCTTGTGATAATCTTATAATAGGCTTTTGTATTATTTGTGCTTTGTGCCCATTGAATACCTGAAACCGGTGTGGTGTTAGCTGCACCGTTGGCGGTATATTTTGTATTAATAAATTCTATAAGGGTGTTGTTCTCTAAAGGCCAATCATATTGAGGATCAATAATATCATTAAACAATAAAACTATCCAATGTCTTTCTGGATTATCATAGTATTTTGAAGCAATAATTTCAGGCGTATCAGAATCTTTAATTTGATATTTGTAAAAAGCTGATGAGTTATTTTTTAACTCTTTTTCAAAACCAAACCTTGATATGATATTCGTAACAGAATCAAGACCGCTTGATTTCGTATTACTTGTATAAAATGTTTTTGGATAGTAATTAAAAAACTTTGCCATATTATTTTCTCATCATTTCAGATTTAGGTCTATCGTTTCTAAAATCTGCTTTAGTAAGGTAAGTTGTTTCTTGGAATTGTAATGTCACCTGAATTGCAACCGGCATACCAGTTCTACCTAAAGCTGGATTACTTTCACCAGGAACTTCATACGCTGAAAAACCATTAGGTGCATAATTCACATCAATTGTAGTGAGAACACAGGTTGCGATTGGTGGAATATTTGGGTTTTGTGAAGAACCATAATAGAATTTAATATCAAATTCAGATGGTGGTATCAAGAAACCTTGTGCGCTTGCTAATTCTGGCGCTTGATGAAAACGAAGTCTTTCAATAATCTTTTGAACCTCTAGTGCTTCTTTTTCATCTCTTGGATAAAATGTAAAATCAAATTGAAATTGACGGAAATTTGGTGATTTATAAATCATTTCAAGCATAGGATTTTGAACTGTGCCTGTAGCCGCAGTAAATAGTGCTTGACCTGTATTTTCACCAGCTAATGATGATACACCCTTGAGGACATTACCTGCAGCTGATTTTGCAGCTGCATTACCCGCACCCATGTAATCGCCAGCTTTAACTTTTTCAACAATAGAACCGCCAGCAGCTAATGCTTGTCCTGTCATTTCACCGCCTAATTGTAGTTGGTCATATCCTTGTGCATAAGTATAATTTAATGTGTCGGGCATATACAACGCAATAGCATCACTCGTAAGCGTGGTTGTTTTTAAGAAACCTAAACTGCCACCAGTAATCTTTTTAATAGAAGTGTCTATCACCGCTTTGGTTGATTCTGAATTGCCGTTAAAGATAGAGGCTTGACCAAATAAATTGCCAATTTTACCAGTGACACTATTCAACCCACCCAAAGCACTACTTACACTTTTACTAGCTGCATTAGTAAGGCTTGCAAACTTTCCGCCTGTGGATGAATTGATTGAATTTAGCCCGCCATTTACTTTACTCAACAGTCCACCACCAAAAGCACCAGATGCGTTTCCAATATTTGCACCTAATGTTTGAGAAGCGGCTGAAGAACCTTTAGTTACTGGAATAGCACTATCACCTATCGTTTTGCCTCCATAACTTGTATGTCTTTGTTGGCGAATATAGATGACCATATAATGGCCCTTATCTGCTGATCCAACATCTATTGGATAACGAAAGGTGTTTTTCTCAAAATCAGTACCTTCAAGTGCTGATAGTGGACCATTTCTTCTACTGTCTTGTTTATTGAATGTTATATCACCGAAACCGAAAAGGGACATGTTTACTTCCAGAGGTAAATTGTGTTAATTAGCATAGATAGTATTTATGTCATATAAAGGATGGTTTAGACCAAAAAACCCAACAAAATACAAAGGCGATGCAGCTAATATCGTCTATCGTTCCAATTGGGAATTAAGAGTAATGAAACATTTAGATATTGACCCCAATGTTCTTTGGTGGGCGTCAGAGGAGTTGTCTATTCGTTACAAATCACCTATTGACCAAAAGATGCACCGTTACTATCCAGATTTCATTGTTCGTGTTAGGCAAACTAACAATAAAGAAAACACTCTGGTCATTGAAGTCAAACCAGAGAAACAAACCAAGAAACCAACCCAAAAACGCAAAACAAAGACATTTATCCAAGAAGCCATGACTTATGCAATTAATCAGGAGAAATGGAGAGCTGCCGACCTGTTCTGTAAAGAACATGGATGGGAGTTTAAGATTTTAACTGAAAAAGACCTTGGCATTTGAGATAAATAGACGATGGCATATTTAATAGACCGTATCAAATCGTCTTTAGCGAAAGAAGGGCTAACTCCTCGTTCTAATCAAGCGAGAGCTTGGTTACAATCTAAAGTAGCAGAGTTAAGACCAACTCGTGCAGCTTTAATGCGTGACAGAAATAAACTAAAAGAATCGTCAGTCATTGGTAAAATGTATTTTTACTTCTATGACCCAAAGACAAAAGATACAATGCCCTATTATGATAGATTTCCATTGGTCATACCCATTGAATCATATAATGATGGTTTCTTGGGACTAAACTTACACTATATTGCTCCAAAATACCGTATGACACTTTTAGATAAATTGAGCGTAACAGCCTCTAATAAAACATATGATGAGAAAACAAAATTAAGACTGAATTACA